ACGGTAACAAACGGTGCACCGGCAGGTAACGCATTTAGATTTATAGATGTATTTGGTCAAACGTCACTGGAAGCAAACTCAGTTGCGGGTAGATTAGAATTTGTTGAAAGTGATAACATCATCATTACGACTGATGGTGCAACTGACAAGGTAACATTTACTTTCAATAATACTACAGACATCATTGGTAGTGTGTTTGCAGATGACTCCACAAAACTAGTAGATGCAGTGGAAGGATTAGTTGTTGGTAATGTTGAAAATACATCAGTCATAACAACAGCAGTTACGACTAATAACCTAACAGCAGACGGTGTAATAGATTTTACCAATGCAACAATTAATTTCGAAGGCACGCAATGGCAAAACATACCAGATCCGATATACATGGACATTGTTGGTAGTGTATTTGCAGATGACTCTACTAAACTTGTTGATGCCGTAGAAGGTGAAATATACGGAACTATCAAGAGTGATAGTTGGATGTTGGCGAGTGATAGTTATCTAACTATTTCAAATGGTGGTGCTACTGGTCCAGGACCTATTCAAATTGTTGCTTCCGGAGATTTAGATTTAAGTGCAGGCTCAGGTCAAACCATTAATGCAAACAGAAATATTGTAGCATCAGGTGGTATTACTGGAGATATAACAGGTTATCAAACTGGTGACATGACAGGATCTGTTTTTGCAGATGATTCAACAAAATTAGTTGATGCTGTTGAAGGAAAGATTGTAGGACCAATTGAATCGGATAATATAAGAGGAACGCTCATAGGAACAGTTTATGCAGATGATTCCACAAAAATTATAGATCATGAAGGTAATGTTTTATACACACCTTCCACTCCAAGCGATTGGAATGGAACTGCACCAACTACTGTAGGTGAGGCGCTGGATAGAATAGCGGCTTGGATAAAGGCAAGTGATGGAACGGGAGCGTAATTAGATGGCTAAACTAACAGTAAACATCGGACAGAGCGCAAACGACAGACAGGGCGATAATCTACGCACAGCCTTTGATAAGATTAATAAAAATTTCGACGAACTATATGTAGGTCCTCCACAACTTACACAAGCAGAAATTGATGCATTAACACCTGTGTTTGGTATGATGGTATACAATACTACCACTGGTAAGTTTCAAGGTTATGCTGCTGATGCCAATAATGACAGCACAGCAGGGTGGGCTGATCTACACTAAATATTGATATAGGAAAACACAATGGCAGATTTACAAACAATTAATATAGGTAACGTTGTAAACGACGGTCTAGGCGATGACCTAAGAACAGCGTTTCAAAAAGTAAACTCCAATTTTTCTGATCTAAATGACGAATTGACTGTTACTGTGGTCAACCTAGGAACAACGGGTGTTGGTCTATTTAAGGAAAAGTCAGGAAGCGAATTAAGATTTAAAAAACTAGTTTCAGGAACAAAAATGTTATTAGACGAACAGGATAATAACATAATTGTAAATAGCACTGCACCGGATGCATTCATTAGAATCGATACGGATAGCGGAAGCGTTTTAGCAAGTTCCTATGAACAAATTACCATGCAGGGAGATTCTGCTCCTGCATCACAGACCGGCGTTAAGGACATTGAAGTAACAACATCTGGAAGTTCTGTTAACTTTAAAACAATTATACCAGTTACGGAATACTTAACAACATATGATTTTGGAACAATCAATGGAACATACGCCAATGCAATACAGTTAGCAATGCAGGCTGCTAACATAGATTTCGGAACACTAACATTCACATCAGATATTGATTTAGACTGCGGCGGTCTAACCTAGGAGGTAACCAATGGCAATAACGTGGACTACGCCAGCAGGAGACCTTGGAACACTAGAGGAAAGAATTACTATTGAAATACCTCTTGTGGCAACAACTGACACTTCAAACAACATAGTCTATTCAATCATTGCAGGAAAATTACCGCAGGGATTATTACTAACCAATGGTGTAATCAAAGGAACACCATCCGAAGTAACAAAATTTACAACATCAAAATTTGTTGTTAGAGCAGACGATGGAACAAGTGGTTGCATGGATAGAACATTTAGTTTATCCGTTGACGGTGCAGACTTTCCTGAATGGATTACGGAACAGGGATTTTTAAATGTTGGTCAAGGAGAAGCATACTTTGTCCTTGATGATGCGAAGGTGGATTTTCAACTAGAAGCAACTGACACGGATTTAGTTGCAGGCGGAACTCTCGAATATTATCTCGTTCCTAATAGTGGTATACTACCGTATGGACTAGCACTATCCAAGACAGGAAAAATATCTGGTTTTACAAAACCCATTCCTGCACTAGAATATAACACAAACGTAAGTGGAGCCTATGATAGTGGATCATTTGATACCACTCCGTTGGATATAGCAAAGAATAATTCAACTGGTTTTGACAGTTACTTTTACGATAATCAAACATTTGACTTTGGAACCACAGGAAGAGTTCCACAAAAATTAAGCAGGATATACACATTTAGCATTGCCGTAACTGATGGTGTGAATGCTGTAAGCAGAACATTTAAAATATATGTTGTTACAGAAGAATTTTTAAAAGCAGACAACACACTAATACAGGTAAGCACCAATCTATTCCAAGCAGACTCAACAAGTGATAGGGTTCCTCTTTGGATAACTGATTCTTATCTAGGAAGATGGCGTGCAAACAACTACATCACTCTCAATGTTGACGTTTACGATCCGCCAACACTTTCGGGTGTCATAAGTTATTTTTACGTTGATACAAACCCCGACGGATCAGCAAGTGAATTTCCTCCAGGAATGACCTTGGATCAGACAACAGGAGAAATTGCTGGTAAGGTTCCTTATCAAGCAGCAGTTACGAAAACATATAAATTTACACTCAAGGCTGTAAACTTTCCAGCATCATTAGCAACTGCTGATTATACACTAGTCGGCGATTGGAATTCTACAAGAGTTTATGTAGCAAATGAAGCAGTTAGATACGATGGTTTAATCTATGTGTGCGTTGAACCCCATGTTAACGTCATACCAGGAACTGACGAAGGTGCCAATTGGACACTGGGTGTTGGAACCGTTGATAAAACATTTACTGTTGACATAATTGGTGAAATTGAAAGTGCAATCGAATGGGTCAGTGATGCATTCGTTGGAAACATCAAACCCAATCAGCCAAGTAGATTATTTGTAGAAGCAAGAAGTTTATTATATGGCGGAAGAGTTTCTTATCAACTGGTTAGTGGAACACTGCCTCCAGGATTAACATTTTTATCAAATGGAATAATACAGGGCAAGGTAAGACAATTTTCAGATTCGGATAATGACGGACTCACTAGATTCTTCGACAGAGATAGTTCATTAATAGATTCAACCGGAAGCATAACATTTAACACAACGTTTGATGGCAGTTTAACCAGTTATGATAAAGAATTTAAATTTACGGTAAAGGCACAGGATGGTGCAGGATTTGCAGAAACTGAAAAAGAATTTACAATAGTTGTTGTTTCAGAAACTGAAAAAACCTTTTCAAATATTTTTGTTAAGCCACTACAGAAAAAATCAAAGAGATTGGAATGGTTTAACTTTATAACGGATGCAACAATCTTTGTTCCTGAAGACATATATAGATATGGTGATGAAAACTATGGTGTTCAGAATGAGATCAAGACGCTAATATTTGCAGGCATTGAAAGCAAGACAGCAGTTGAATATGTTCAGGCCATGAGCAGAAATCATTACAACAAAAGATTTACCCTAGGTGATGTAAAAACTGCCGTTGCCAAGGATCCAACAACACAGGAAACTGTATACGAAGTAATATATGTTGACATAGTGGATGATTTGGAAAAGAATGGTAAGAGCATTTCTGATACAGTTGAACTTGCTGATGACATAGAAAGCAAGGTGTTGGTCAGCCAGAGTAGCATTAGGGTTGATAGCGATATACCTTTTGCGAGTGATAGTGATCTGCAAAGAGTATTTCCTAACTCCGTAAAGAATATGCGTAATAGAATAAGACAACTAGGCGAAAGAGATAGAGAATTTTTACCTCTTTGGATGCGTAGCATTCAGGAAACATCGACTGTGGAACTTGGATTTGTAAAATCTTTAGTGATCTGTTACACAAACCCAGGGCGTTCGGAATCAATTTTAGCCAAAATTAGAGCAAGTAATTTTGACTTTAAAACCATAGATTTTGTTGCAGATCGATATATAATTGACGTAATCGACGGTGAAATACAGGATACATACTTGAAATTTCCGCAAGATGAAATATCAAAACAGAATGAATCGTATCCTAAAACACAGAATATATCGCAGCAGTAAAATGCGTGATAAATACATTAAATTGTAATTGGAGAGACAAAAGTGGCAAGCAACATTAATTATTTGAGTATTAATGAAAACTTTCCTGTAGCAGGACAGGACAATGATACTCAGGTATTCAGAGATAACTTTGATACCATAAAAACAAGCCTTAGAAATGCTAAGGAAGAAATAACAGACTTACAGGGCGATACAGCCAAGGTAAATGTAGATAATGATTTTGAATTGAATAAGATTCAAAGAGCATTACTTCAGAATAATAGAACACAGAAATTTGATGGTGGTGCCGTAACTGCTTCTCCCACTACAATTGATTATGAAAATGCCAACTATCAAATTTATAGACTAAGTGCTAACCTTACTATGGATTTCCTAAATTTTCCAGGAGATCCTGTTTTTGTTTCCGAAACAACTCCAATTGGAATGGGAAAAGTAACACTTGAATTATACGGTGATGGAACTAAAAGATTAATCACTTTCCAAACTTCAGGTGGAACTGTAATTAAGAAAAATGGATTTCCGGCATTAACGGAAGTCGGTGCTCATGATTTTGAAGTATCTTCAAACAGTGATCCGATCATTATTGAAGTATGGAGACACAACGAAGATAACATCTTTATTAGATACATAGGACAATTTTCATAATGTTTCATCCGTTTGAAGAGGATCTAACACAGTTAACTGACACCCAGTTAACAGAAAAAATATCCGAATTGAACAAAAAATACTTCCAAGCCAGCCGTTTAGGTAAAGGTCAACTGTTGACACAACTCCAAACATTTGTTACAATATACAGAGATGAAGTGCGTAGAAGAGCAATGCAATCGAAGTTAAATGCAAATGATGATAAGGATTTGGATCAACTAATTAATGTCGACTAATACAACACAATCAATAATAAAAGGAATTCTTAAACACGGTCCTGATATAATAGAAAACTGTGTGGTTACGGATGATTTCCAAAAATATTTGGAAAGAATAGACAAAGAATTTCTTAATTATCCAATTCCAAAAAAAGATGTGGACACGAACAATTGGTTCATGCCTGATAGTTATAAGAATTTGGACATCAAAAAATACGTGTTGGAACTCTGCAAAACCGATGAAGAAAGGCAGAGAGTTACGCATGAATTGGAAATTTACGAAAAAAGAAATTTAATTATGCTACTAAGACAAATGAAATATATAGTAGATACACTAAGAAAACATAATATTTTATGGGGTGTTGGTAGAGGATCGAGTGTGGCTAGTTACACGCTCTTTTTGATGGGG